TTTTTATTAAGACGCTAATTTTATTTTGATAGATGTATATTGGAATAAACATCTATCAAAATAAATAAAATATCAATCATATAGATTATTTATAATCTATATGATTTTTTCCATAAATTCTATTATAATATTTATTAATATTTTTTAAAAAGCCATATCAAAAGTATATGTTTTTTTCTTATAATAACGTCCACCTAATTGTTTGGTTGATGGTTTATAATCATCCCGCATCAACGGTATAATATCTGATGTTTCACTAAATGTTTCTTTAGCAGGTGGAACATATGGTGATGTTTCACTCATAGGTCCACTTAATACTTTAGGAACAATTGTTTCACTTAATGTTTCTTTAGCAGATAGAATATATGGTGATGTTGTTGACAGTGTCATATTTTTATCAACATTTGGCACAATATCGGATGTTTCACTGAATGTTTCTTTAGCAGATTGAATATATGGTGATGTTTCACTCATAGGTCCACTTAATACTTTAGGAACAATTGTTTCACTTAATGTTTCTTTAGCAGGTGGAACATATGGTGATGTTATCAACGGTTTCATACTTTTATTTACATCTGGCACAATATCGGATGTTTCACTGAATGTTTCTTTAGCAGATTGAACATATGGTGATGTTTCACTCATAGGTCCACTTAATACTTTAGGAACAATTGTACCACTTAATGTTTCTTTAGCAGGTGGAACATATGGTGATGTTATCAACGGTTTCATACTTTTATTTACATCTGGCACAATATAGGATGTTTCACTGAATGGTTCTTTAGCAGATGGAACATATGATGATGTTTCACTCATAGGTCCACTGAATGTTTCTTTAGCATGTGGAACATATGGTGATGTTTTACTAACAGATCTACTTAACAATTTAGGAACAATTGTGCTAGTTAATGTTTTTTTAGCAGGTGGAACATATGGTGATGTTTTACTAACAGGTCTACTTAACACTTTAGGAATGATTGTTTTATTTTGTGGCTCAATACGAACTTTTGACAAATTAGATTTATTTGAAGACAATTTTTTATTGTATTTATAATTTTCAAATAAGAGATATAATGCGGTTAAACCAACACCAATTACAACAGGATCCATAATACTATATATATATATCACAAAAAATATTGAAATATTTATTAATTATTATAACTTAAATATAATCTATATATATATTAAATCATGGCTTTACAACAGATTTTCGTTGATTTAAAACTACACGATGTTATCATTATAAAACCAGATCAGCTTAATAATGAATTATACTTACATCTTAAACAAAATTTAAAAGACAAGATTGAGAAAAAATGTATTGACATTGGATACATATGTAGAATAAACAACATTGTGGACTATAAAAATGGTCATTTATTGCCGGAGGATTTCACTGGCAATGTTAGATTCAAAATCGCATACAATGCTAAAGTTTGCGTCGTTGTTCCTAATACACAAACTGTTTGTAAAATAATAGATCATTACAAAGGTGTTATACGAGGACTAAATGGACCTGTTCTTGCTCTAATTAAATATACGGATGTTAACACTAATTTATTTAAGATAACAGACAATGGGAATATTATGTATATCAAAACTAATAAAATATTGGGACCTGATGATCATGTCAAAATAACTATTAAAAGCAAAAAATCTTATATTGGAGACACAACTATTGGTATTATTGGATTCATAGACGATATTGCTACTCCTGAAAATATCAAAGAATTTATGTTCAAAGAATATGAAGATGATTTGGACGAACTAAAACCACATGTCAATAAAAACATAGTAATGAATGAAGATGAATATGTGGAAGAGCCAGAAATAATATCAAAAGAAAAAGAGAATCAGTATATAATGGACATATAAACATTAAAATTGTTCATAACAAATTGAGATTTTTAATTTAAAATTAAAATCTGAGAATAGATTAGATTAATATAATGGATGAAAATAATATATCAATTTCATTGTCAAGTATAATAGATGATCAATTCAATAATTCTGATTTTAATAATTATGTAATTCAATATCATGGTCCTGATTTAACTGGAAATATTAAAAATAAAATTTGGTGCAGTAATTGTGGTAAATATGGTCATGTATATAAAAAATGTAGTGATCCAATAACGTCTATTGGAATAATTAATTTATATTTAACAGATTTAAAATTAGATACTTTGTTTATGAATAAATATGTTATCAAAAATGTTGTACAAAAATATAAACAAAATAATTACCATATTAAAAATATTTATTTAAATAAATTTAATGATAAAAATAATAATTCGATTCCTAAAGATGTATTACCTCTTAATTATATTGACAAATATTTAGATATTGTCAAAAATAAACTTAAAATATTAATGATCCGACGCAAAAATACTGTCGGTTATATCGAATTTATTCGAGGTAGATATAACGAACGTGATGATAAATCAATTTTATTTTTATTAAATCAGATGACACACGAAGAAATAAATTTTTTGAGGACCCATAAATTTGAGGAGATATGGAGCATATTATGGAATGGAAAATATGATAATTTGCCGATAGACCAACTAACTATTAATAATATGGACTCTCTTAATGAAGAACAATATCATCTCAATTTAGAAAAATTAACGTCCAAAGATAAATATATATATTTAAAAGTACATCTTAAAGAATACACATTATCAAATAATAAATTTAAATATTTGAATGAAAACAATATATTTGACAGATTGGAACAACATATTAATATATTATATGAGCAGCCAGAATGGGGATTCCCTAAAGGTCGACGCAATATTCACGAAAAAAATATAGATTGTGCTCTTCGTGAATTTGAAGAAGAAAGTGGCATATCTGGAGAAAATATAGATCTAATGGACAGAATATATCCATTAAATGAAATGTTAATCGGTACTAATAATCTGAATTATAAACATTCTTATTATTTAAGCATCGGCAAATTAGAAGATATTAATTTAGATCTTCCAAGCCAAAAAATTGAAATCGGAGGCATCGGATGGTTCACATATAATGAAGCTAAAAATATGATCCGACCATATCACGTTAATCGTATCAAAATATTAGATGAAATAATTTTATTTATAGCACATAATTTAAGATATTATGCATCTTATAATAGCAGTATGTTAGAATAATTAAATAATATATATCTATATATATTATTTAATTATGTAGACAATCCGTTGATAATAATATTTTGTAAATTAAAAAGGTCGTTGTCAGCGTATTGATTATTGAGCCAACTATTGATATCAAGTTTAAGTTTAGATAAGATATTGTCTCTATAATCATTTATAAATTTTGAGAAATTACGTATAATATTTTTAAATGACAAATTATTATATTTAATATGGGTTATTAGGTTTTTGATTAATTTATCTGGTGATAATTTATCATATTTTAATCTGTTTGTTACATACCATAGACACCAAGCTGCACAAAACCCAGTTGGATCTCCTATTTTTTTATTTTTACTGCTCTCTATTGATTCAAAAGCCTGAAATCCAATTTTTGGAATAAATATATTTGGTGTCAAATAGGTCATATTTTTGAAATATTTTTTGAAATAATTATTTAATAATGTGTCTAATAATTTATAATTATAATTGAAGTTAGGTGGTTCATCAGAACCATTTGGCTCGAATCGCTCTAATATATTGTTTTTTCTGTCATATATCAAGATATTTGCATGTGCGCCATTTTCGATCTCTATTCCGATTGGTATTATAAAAAAATTAAATTTAGTAGATTTTATAAAAAGATTAATAATATTTTCCATATTTTCTGGATAAAAGATATTCTGATATAGCCACTGAATCTCAAAATTTAAAAAATCATTATCATTTTTACGTATACCCAACTGTTTGTAATACTTATCTAATTCTTGGTTTTTTATTAAATTTTTATTGTTCAATGTTGACATTATATTATAATCGTCGTGCAACTTTTTTAGTCCACATATTACATCTATTGAAGATCCTGTAAATGTCGTAAATAATATATTTTTTCCAGCATCTATTTCCAACATACAATATAATGTTTTTTTATCTGGAACTGATTTATTATTTGTTAAAATATTATTTTTTATATAGTCCTTACATTCTTTAATATCTTTCTTTTTTAATGAACATTTATTTTCCCAATCTGATAAATACTCTATTTTATTGTCAATTAACAAATTGTAATAACTATCAATAATAATATTTAATAAAATATCAAAATGTTTACTATTTTTAAGCATGTCATATGGTGTCAAGTTTTGCGAATTTTTTATGAATAAATTATTTTTCTTATACTTTAATATATTTCTATAATTAAACCACGTATCATTTATTGATAATATATGCCATACTGTATTACCATCCATGTCTTGTTTATTTAATTTTGTCTTATTCAATAATAAATCCATATTATATTTATTTATATTCGATAAATCTTTTATTGACTGATTTAATAATAAATGTAATGGTGTCATTCCATCTATATTTGTTAAATTAAAATTTACTGTAATGTTTATCAATATATTCGCAATTATATCATTGGTCTCTATTATTGCAACATGTAATGCTGTATTACCATCCACATTTTGTATATCCAAATTTGGAGTTTTTGTTAATAATATTTTTATTATATTTATATTGTTTAATGCGACTGCATACATTAATGGTGTTATCTGGTTCTCAAAATCTATTATGTCCACATTTATCAATGTATTCGTTAATAACATTGATACACTTTTATCATCATTATAATTACACGCTAAATGTAAACCTGTCTCACCTATTTTTGTTTGAAAATTAATATTAACATTATCAGTCATTTTAACTAATTTTTCAAGAACATAATAATTCTTTTTTTTTATACTAAGATGTAGTGGTGCATAACCATCATTATTTAGTTTATTATATTGTAATGTATATTTAATTAATATATCAAATACATCTGTATTATCATAATATAATGAATAATGGATTGGCAAATTTCCATTTCTATCAACAATATCAACTAATGGTATACCAATATTGTTCGTATTTGATAATAATATTTCTAATATATCTATATAGCCATACTTTATAGGTGTATATAATACACTATGTCCCTCATCGTCTATAAAATCTAATTTACAATTACGTTTTAATAAAAATTCAATTAATAATTTATTGTTATACATTATCGCATATTGAACCAAATATGTATTATTATTATCACGAATATTCACATCGAAATTATTATCTTTTTTCATAATTCCTATTGCACTCTCAAAATTTTTATTTTTTATTAAATCAAATATTGTTTTTGTTGTTTCCATTACTAATAATTAAGATAATTAATTTTTTTTTCCAATTATATCATATCATTAAATTTTTTTAAGCTATTATATAATACTTCTCTATTTATTTCTTTACTTCCCAAATTTAAATTTAAATCTTTCTCTATATATTTACCCGTTTTACCACCCTCTATCACACTTATTAATGGTTTCTCTACCTTCACATCTTCCACTTTGTTCAATATTTCTCCTCCTAATTGTTTTATTTTAAATATTGATAAATTACTGTCCACTTTATTCAAATTCACATCATACTCATTCAATTTATTTATTTCTGATGTCGATGGCACATTCTCATTTACAGCCAATAATTCCATCTTACCACCTTCAATTCCTTTCAACTCTTTCAAATTTTTTAAATCTTTAATATCTTCTAAATCTTTCAAATCATTCAAATCTTTCAAATCATTCAAATCTTTCAAATCTTTCAAATCATTCATATCATTAACGTTGTTCAAACTTAGCTCTTTTTTAATATTTAATATATCTCTGTCTTGATCTTGTAATTCGATAGATTTATTGTTATTATAAAAAATAGCTTGGTCTTGTTCTTGTTCTTGTTTTTTTAATTTAAATTCTGGATCAATATTATATAAATTTATATCTTCATCATATTTGTCAACTAAATTTAATTTATATAACAATTTATATAGAAGTGAATTTGCGGAATAGCGAGGATAAATATATCCAAATATAGATAATGACATTAAAATAATAGTAATATTGATCATTGATTTTTTTTCAATTGGGACGAATTTAGAAGCCATTAATAGTTGTTCATTTGAATATCCCACATTATTGTTCTTTTTTAAGATACTTAATGTTAAATTTGCAATCAACGAGTCCTCACCATTTTTATGATCTCCACTAATAGTATTACATAAAACAATAAAACATAACACTATATGCCATAATAATAAATTTTTTGGTAATAAAAAGCCCAACAGTATGATTACTACTGTGAGTATATCAATCATTCTTATTAATATTAGTAATGTTTTGTCAACGAGTGAACATTTATTAAAAATATCAATAAATATAGAATAATAATTATTTATAAAATCACCTAAATAATTATCCTTTTCTTCTGTTATTAAAATATCCATATATTATATTTAGAAAATAACATTTTTTTATTGACATGTAAATAATAAATCTTTGAACCACATTGTTAATAATATTAATATACAACCATATATTATATTCCTTACCATATTACGATTATCTCCTTCTCCATCCCCTATATACATCTTATTATAATAATTTATTAAATTCATTTTTGTTATCATTTCTTTGTTCTGATCCATCCTTACCATATTATGCATTTTTAACCACCAATCTATTAAATTATCTCTATTTTTCAATACATCATCTGTTAATGGACTTAATTTTAAATGTTCTTTATAATTATAACCACATTTTTGACATGGTAAAACGGAACCGATAAGATAAAAAAATTGAGCGAAATCTTCTTTTTGATTGTTAGATGGATTATCGGGATATGATAATGCGATTGAATCTAAAAAAAACCAAGCTTTCGGTCCCCATATATTTGGATTAAAATTATGTCTGTTTGAATTACTATTCATCTCTAAATTAGTTGTCATATATATAATATATATATGAAAAATATTTTATCACTATTTCCTTATTTTTTTTATAATCTTAATACATCATTATAAAATTCTACTATTTTGGTCTTTTTATAATCTAACGGTATACTCTCTTTATTTGTTATATCTGGTATTATTTCCTTGATCCATTCGAATTCTATATTATTTAAGTTTAATACATTACCTCTTTTGTCTTTTGTTAAATATAATACATATTTAAATGGTGTTAATGTCGTCTCTGTTATATTCTGTTTTGGTACTAATTTTTTAATTGTGATATTTTTATTTACATCTTTGATATGATATATTAAACTATATAATGTTCTTTCTGGTTGGTAATAGTATGTTATATTGTTTGGTTGTCCAAAAAAAAATGATTTAATTATATTATCTTCTAAAGTTCCCTCTTTTTTCACATTTATTACTTTATTGTCTATGAACCATTTGAAATTATCTTTATTACTCTTATATTTGTTCATTAATGACTTATTTATATCTATCATTTTTTTTATATTTTCTGGTGGTAAACCTCTATTTACTGCCCATAATATTATTCTTTTATAATCTTCTTCTGTTATATCATTACGTCTCAATTTATTTGTTTGAAATTCTTTATATTTATTAAATCCTTTGCTTGTATTTAGATCTCCCGTTTGGTCTATCTTCTGGATCTTTATGAACTTCTCTACATTCTCATATTTTACTAAATTAAATGGTATTTCTCTTGATTTATTATTTTTTGTTTTCTCTATTATATCTCTTTTTATTTTTATGAACATCTTTTTATCATCTTCATAAATCGTTTTTAATATATTTTCAGCGAATTCATCTAATGGTTCCCATATATTTAGATTGACATCTTTTTGTAATTTATCAAAAATATTAAAGAATGTAATAAGGTCGCCTTTTGTGTTTCTGAATTGATTTAACGCACTTTTATCAAAGTTAAATCTTGTATATGTGGTATTTGGTATTGGTTCTCGAGGTACCAATAGTTCAATCTGACTACCAAATGCCAATATTGCTGCTATCGTCTTACATATTTCTTTATGAATATTTAATGCTGAACCACATATTAGTGCACCTATACATCCAACTTTCAAATTATTATCTTTCTCACCCATATCACTCACATCCAGTTCTTCATATAATTTAGTCATCCTATCTGCATATATTGTTTTACTAAAATAATCATTTGTATCATCTACAGTATATTGAGAATCATAATTTATATATATTAATGATTTTCCAATCATCTCCTTATAAATTCCTTTAAGATATCCAATTTTGTTTGTATAAATATTCAAAAAGTCAGACTTAGATTTAGACTGTAATGTTAAATCTATTTTTTTGTTGACAATAGATGGTTTTATCATTTTCATATAATATAATTCATTAATATTACTAAATGATTTCAATATGTAGTTATAGTCTAATTTTGTATGTTTATTGTTTTCATTTATATCAATTATTCCTGTCATTATATGTCTATATGCTAAATCTTCACTCGGATGAATCATATGAAACGTTCCATATATGTCCACTAATGATGTTATGTTATAACCCGTTATAAATCTATCGTGGGTCCTATTTAAATAATTTGATAACATTTCCATATTCTCTGACAATTTATTATCACCTATATAGACCATATTATAAAATTCCATATTATTTAATGCATTGTTATATGTTCCTAATGTATAATGATATATTAATATTTCATTTAGATTTTCCCACAAATTTTTATCATATTTTTCTGGCATAAATTTCGTATCACCAAAATTTATATATGTTTCTTCCGCATTTATTATGTTTTTTGTTATATTTATCACATTATCCATCTTTAATCCTTCCAATTTATATAATCTATGCAAATTATTTCTGTTTATTATATTCCTCATATTATATATATTATATAATGGATTTATATATAATGGTTCGTCGTGATTTAATCTCATCATTTTAAATATATCCATCTTCACATCCGAATTTATACATATACTAAATAATACTTTAATTTCGCTGCGTGATTTTTCTTTATACATATAATACACTGTACCATCTGCAACACGTCCAACACGTCCTCTTCGTTGAATACGACTCATTTCAGAAATAGGAACAATATTAGTTTTTGTTTCTCTGCTCAATCGATCATAAACGACTGAGTTTTGATATCCTGTATCAATAATGTGTCTTAATTTGAGAATTGTAATTGATGCTTCGGCTATATTCGTTGCAACAACAATCACCTGATTATATGTCCCTTTTGGCACTACTCTAAAATCACCTCTATTAATTTCTTTAAATATATCCAGTCTGTTTGTTGTAAAATTTATTATTTTTTCTGTTTTCTCTCCTAATATTTTCCATTTTTCTGGCAACTCTGTGTAAAATGGTATTGCTATTATGTTTTCTGGTAATTGCCTATTTAACGTCTCCACTATACTGTTTATATAATCTTTCCCTATCGAAAAAAATAATATATCTCCTTCCACTTTCATCTCCACTAATTTCATTACTTGTTTTATACCTTCTGCTTCTGCTTCCATATAATCGTTTGTATCTTTCTCTAAATATATATCTAATACTTTGTGTTGTGTTGTTTCTCCTGGTGGTGATATATGCATACGTCTGTCTACCGTACATCTATCTAAACTATATTGTAAATTATCTGTTCCAACATATACATTATTTGGATTATGTAATGATAAAGGAAACATCATATTATCATTTATATCTCTATAATATCTACGATATATTGGTTCATCTTCCGTCATTGTTGCCGATATAATTACTAATTTTAATGAATTGTTCCAAAATGTCGCATATTTCATTAAAGTTAATATATAATCCATATTTTTATTATGCTCGTGCGACTCATCTATTATTACAATATCATATAAATTATCTTTGCTAAATTCATTAGCATCAGTAAAAATATCATCATTTTGCATTTTTGGTTTTTTCAATATAGGATTTTTATAAAGATCCATTAGTAATGTTCCATCTGTCATCTCTTTAAAATAATATTCTACATTCTTCGCCACAAAATAATCATCCATCGTCTTATACTGGATATAATTATTAAATGTTTGCAGATTTTTCTCCGCTCTTGTTGAATATTCATTTATTGGCACTCCCATCGCATTCGCCATCTCTTCCGCATTTGATTTTGTTGGACCAACACGTGGTTGCGTTGATACTACTTTCCCTCTATTATTATTGTCAATCATTTTCTTCCCATATAATAACAATTTCGGAATCTGACTTGATTTCCCCGCACCTGTTCCACCTGTTATATATATTACTCTATTATTAATGTACCTATGAAAAAAATTAACTTGTGAAAGCCAGTCCATTGCATAAAATGTCGCCCATCCATTTCCACCTATCTGTTCTTCTGTGAATTCTAAATATGTTTTCGGTTTCTCTCTCTCCTCTATTATTAGTGGCAATTCATCATATGTTTCATTCGTTAAAAAATATACACACTTCTTATACTCTTCTACTCTCTCATATGTAAATATATTCTTTATCGCTGCTCTCCGTCTCACTTTTTTCATATTATAATTTTTTGTCAATATCGCATCATCTGTACACTCCTTGTCAAATATTATCTCATTTAATTGTCCACGAATAAACATACATTCAAAACATATATCTATTATATTGCTCCTTATTCCCTCATATATATTGTCATTGATCTCTTTTATTCTTCTGCCATCCAATCTATTGTTATATTTATTATTTAATATATTTGGTATACGAAACCAATCATTGTTCTCTTTTCTCGTCCTTATCGCCTCTATAAATGTTATCTTACTATACATTAAATTTGTTTTTAAAAAATCAGTTGTAATTTGTTTATTAATATCAACGTCTGATACTGTCCCTAAACTATGCCAATTATATTCCCTATACCCTTCCATATTCTCTGTTCCATTCACATTTAATGTTTTTAGTAATATGTTTTTTGCCCAGTTATATACATTTTTAAATGAAATTTTATCATCCTTGTTCTCACCATTTATTATCAAATCTTTGCCAAATAATGGTGTATTTAATCCTTTTTTTATTATCTCAGACCCATACCATGTTTTTTTAAATTGTGTTATCGTCTCTCTCAAATAATTATACAATATTTTCGTCTTTAATGATTCCCATGATTCTTCTATATTTCGCACTGATATTTTTATCCCATCTTCATTGTCAAGATCTAATAATTCAAAAACTTCTTCTTCTGTCTTATTGTCCATTTTTAATTCTTTAAATTTTGTTTCCTCTAAACTTTTCTTGTCGAACTTTCTCTGGACATAATATATTATATTTCTTACTATGTCTCTTACTGTACCACTTTTTGTTATGTCCATTTGTATTCGGTATTTTATTCCATCCCATTTCTCAATCATATCCGGACTCTCATATTCTATATTCTCATATTCTACATTCTGACCTATTAATTCCTCCATATTTATAAATTTAGTTCTTATATAGTCCCAATATGTATACAGATTTTCATCTTGCTCTGCTAATGGAATCTCATATATCAACCATTTAAAACTTTTTATCCCATAATATAATTCATGATGTATCATATTATATACGTCTCCACACGATAGACCTTGATATTTTCTCATTATATCTTCCCTTAACAATCCATCTATTGAAAATTTATCTTTCGCTATTATTGGATTATACCAATCAAACTCCACCTTCTGACCATCTATCTCCACCATTATCATACCATCCTTATACTTAAACGACTTCTTATATAAACTACTATCTTTATAATTTGACGTTATTGGTCTGACATTTAGCCAATTTATATATAATTTATTCGATATCTGGTCTATAGTATTTAATAATAAATAAAAATTGTTAAGGATATCATTGATAGTTAGTTTATATTCCAAAAAATGTTTATTAGAGATTGTATTTAGGTCAATCTCTTGGGTTTTCTTAATCTCTTCATATATCGTTTTTAATGATTCAAAATTAATTGGATTTGGATTAAATGCATCTTTCACAATATCTGTCATATTTCTTATATTTCTATTATATTGAATATTTGTTATCACATATGGATTTTTTGTTATATTTATTTCTTTTGATGTATCCATTGATTTCTCAATAAAACCATTCAATAATACATCCTCTCTTTTTTTTATTGAAATATCACTTATATTATAAATTAATTTATGTAATTGGAAATTATCAGCGTCATCAATATATGGTAATAACATATTTAACATCGCATATATATCTCTGTTATTATTTTGTTTAAATTGATGTATATAGATTCCAGGATTTGATAAATCAAAATTAAATCGTATTGCGACAAAATTTATTAGGTCTTTTAAAATTGCCATTAATTGTGTAAACTCATTTGAATTTAAATTCGGTAATACAGTTCTCATTAATTTCGTTATATAGTCATTTAAATCATCACTAACAAATTCACTCATTTTTATTTACTAATATTAAAATACAAAATATAAATTTTATATTTTCTCTTTTAATATTAAAAGAATATGTTCCAAATTAATAATCACGTCAAATTAAATATTAAACAATTTCTCATTTTATTAATTATTATTTTTACACTTTTTTTACTCTATAATAAACTATATATTAATACTTATTTCTTACCTATTTCTAAATATAAATCTATGAGCAAAAAATATAAAAATATTATTCATCAATTCCAACTTAAACTTAATGAAACTGAACAAAAATTACAATTACCTATCCTCTCTCCAAATCCACCTTCTAATTCCACTTCTAACCCTAACACTCTTAACAATACTATTAATATACCTACTAATGAACCCGTTTATGTCTCTAAAAATGACGATGATGTCCATCTAATTAACTCTATTGATACATATCTATCAGAACAACAAAATACTAATATCTATAATCAACCACCTTTACATAATCCTTTACATAATCCTTCACATAATCCTTTACATTCACAAATTAATGGATTCGATACCATCTGGAGAGGCTCATCTTATGCAACTCTATAAATAATTAATTATTAAAAAATATAATATGAATTTATGGAAAAAATCTTTTAGATGATAATAATTATTAAATAAAATATAATAATCTAATAATTGATTATTATTTAAATATAAATTTATATTTTTATTAAGACGCTAATTTTATTTT